GTCGGTTGAAACCCTTGACCCTTCGCAAGTTCAGCATAAGTTGCTGCCTTGTTATCCTCGTTACGACCAAATGATACCGAGATCTCATTCTTAATTATATCACCTAGTCCATTGTTACGAAGCCAGTTAAACGCCTCTTCTTTATTTGCTTCCGTTATGGTTGCACGATAAGACGTTGAAACTTTTAAATGTGATCCATCTTGCAGTTTAAGTTCTGCAAGTCCCATCTCACTCATCATAGTGGGTATTACCTCACCTGATATACGTTGATATTC